AATATTTAAATGAAGACTACGCAAAAACTCTCCCTGCTCGTATTAGAATGCTTATCAAGCGATACGGGATTCGAAATGCTGTTATGCTTACTATCCCTCCTTGCGGTACTATCTCTATGCTTCACGGGGTTAGTTCAGGTATTGAGCCTATTTTCTCTGCTATGTATAACCGTAGGTATCGTCACAACAATATTTGGAAGAGGCAATTAGTTGTCGATCCGTTATTCAAAGAGTACTACGAGAAGGGAAGCTCGTTGGAGAACTTCGTCGGAGCATATGATGTGGCCCCCGAAGATCATATCAAGGTACAAGCTACGGTCCAAAAGTACATGGATTCCTGTATCTCCAAAACCATTAACCTACCATCCACTTCTACCCCTGAAGAGTTTTCTCAAGCGGCTTTGGATTATGCTCCATATTTGAAGGGACTTACCGTTTACAGGGCTGGGTCTAAGGGAAATGAACCTTTAGAAGTAATACCTCTTTCGGAAGGGAACATAGCTAAATACATGGAGGGCGAAGCAGAGACCTCGACCAAAGTAAATGAAACCTGCTCACTTGCAGGAGGAGAATGTGGAGGATAAATATGAAAATAACACCAGACGTTACCCAAGAAACAAAAAGAAAAAGAATCGCACAAATGAGAAATCATCCTAGGTATAAACAAGCGATGAAACAGATAGAGAGAGATATAAGGATCCGACGAGATGATGAAGCTCGCCAGAGAAAAGATAACCCAGGCCTTGTACAGAGCATTTCTAGCTTTATTAAGAAAAAAATACTACCTTCTAAAGCTACAAACAAAAAATAAACAAGTATAGTAAATAAAAAACTATGAATAGGGGTAATCAGTTTAATTTCGATGGTGATAATTATGAGCTTAGAGATAAGCTTAGGCCAGCGAAGATTAAAAGAAAGACCATGTTCGATAAGGACTATGTTACTTTAGAGCTTATCCTCTTCTGCTTAGGATGCGCTGGATCATTTGCTGGTCTACTTTATGGTTTACTGGAATGGTTCGCATAATTACTGTTTTATTCAGATGGAGAGATAAAGTACATGGTTAGGTATGATTGGATTTGTAATGAGTGTGAGGTTATTTGGGAGGAAGATCACCCTATAGGAACTGCACCAAAGGAAACTAGATGCGAAGAATGCGGTGAGATGCGAGGTAGAAATTGGGGATCGGTCACTACCTTTGCGATGAAGGGAGATTGTCATACCAACCGAGTAAAACTCAGAAAAGCCTACAACGAGGGTATGGATAAAGATACCGCTGAAGAGTTTTATGACGGGGCAATAAAGAATATAAAAAAGAGAACAAATGAGGGACACAAGGCATACTCCGATGTAGAGCCTGTAGTTAAGAATTGGGTGGAGGCTGGCAAGGCTACGGTGAGGACAGACCATCAAGCACAAGAAGCGAGGAAAGTTGCCAAACAATTGACAACTACTGTGTATAATGATATTGGACGAGACCCTGGCAAGATGGACTTTAACAAAACCCAATAACAATGAAATACGATTTTAGCGACAATATCCAGAGGGGTATTATTTTCCTCTCTAAGTATAGTCGAGATTTTTATCTTCAGATTTGTTCCTTAGTGAAGCCTGAATATTTTGAATACCCTATACATTCTAACTTCTTTCTGTCAATTAAGAAGTACTATGAAGATTATCATGACATCCCTAAGGACCTTCATCTCCTAGAGTGCATTAAAGATTTTAAGGGTCCTAAAGAAGACCTCTCTGATTATGACGATGAGTTGCATAGAATTAACACTATGGATGCGTCATGCATAGGGCATAATGATTTCTTTCTTGATTTAATTGAGAAGTTTGCTCAAAGAGCAGCAATGAAAGAAGCTATTACTAATAGTATTTCCTTGCTTAAAGATGATAGGATGGGAGACATTGAAGTTCTAGTCCGTAATGCTTTGTCTATTAATCGAAATGTTGATTTAGGTCAAGCTTATTTTAATGATGTGCTGGAGAGGTTTGAGAGAAGTCTTAAAGAGAACGCTGGGAACAGGTTTCCTTTAGTATTTGATTCATTGAGTAGAGAATTGGATGGTGGGCTAAGTGCAAAAGAGTTAGCCATGGTTGTTGCACCTCCTGGGGTGGGCAAGAGCCTTTACCTAGTAAACCAAGGAGTGCAGGCTTTAATGCAAAACAAGAAGGTACTTTATGTCTCTTTGGAGATGAGTGAGGATAAGATTGCACAGAGGTTCGATTCTGTAATGACCCTGATCGCACAAAAGAAGCTAAAGCAGAGCTTAGGTCTTCTCCAGAAGCGACTAGGTATTTTTAATGATAAGTTCCCGAGCGGACAACTAATGATTAAAGAGTTCCCTACGGGTTTAGCTAACATTAATGATGTTCGCTCTCTTCTAGTACAATTGCATAATTATGAGGATTTTATTCCTGATGTAATTTTAATTGATTACCTAGAGCTTCTTAGACCTACCCGAGATGGGCTGGCAGAGTACCAAGCCCAACAGAGAATATCTGAAGAACTTAGAGGTTTAGCCGTAGAATCGAATGTTCTCGTTTGGACTGCAACACAGACAAACCGCCAAGGTCGCGCCGTTAAATTGATCACAGACTCAGAACTGGCCGATGCATATGGTAAGATTAGAACCTGTGATTATGCAATATCTTTAAACCAAAGCGAGGAGGAGTTTGATGACGGTCAGATGCGGTGTTATGTAATGAAGTCTAGAAATGGAAAGCAAAGATTCGTTGTCCCTCTAGAAATAGATTATAGTACTTTAACTATGTCCGAGTGTGATCCTTATGAGTCAGAAGAGTAAGCATATATACGACATTATAAAGGCTGATCCCAATCTTCAAAAAGTTGATGTTGGGTGGGCCTGTTTTAATATTGTCTTTAAAAAGGGCTTAAAATCAGGTAAGCAAAATTGCTGGGGGACTTGTGATTTTGATACTTATGAGATTCATATGGAGGAGAAAATCGAAGATGCCCCAGCCCGTGAGACTCTTTTTCACGAAATCTGCCATGCGTTTTTAGAGCTTTGCGGCATGGGTGGAGAAGGTGAAGGAGAAGATGAAGAATATATTTACACTTCTAACGAGAAGCTGACTATAACAGTATCCCGAGCAATCATGATGTTTGCTCGACTTAACCCCAAACTAGCCAAGGAGCTATTATGCCTAGAATAGATATTAATGAGATTGTTGATACTCTAGATATGGAAACATATAACGAAATTTGTGATAGAATCACAAAAATTGATAGAAGTAATATGGATGTGGAGCTTTCTCGCCATGCCAGCCACTACTCGTATTACTCCGCTATGCAGGACCTAGGCAAGCGGAAGCTTGATGATGCAAACTTAGAGCTTACTATCTATATGGCTCAAACCAGAAAGCTGAGAACAGAAGAGGCTGCGGGATTTGCCAAGAAGCCCACAGCCAAAGATCTTGACGATTATGTTCTTTCTCAAGAGGGCTATCGTCGCTTGGCGTTTAATGTGAATGAGTTAACTTTGAAGTATAATATGCTTAGGAGTCTTGTTCAGTCCTTGGGTCAGAAGAAAGACCTCCTCGTACAACTGTCTGCTAATATGAGAGCAGAAAAAAATATTTACAGTTAACACTTTAGGGCTTCTATGCCTATTATACTATAACCGCTTAACGAACTACAAAGGAGTTTACAATGGCTATTGATTTAGATAAGATTAGAGAAATCCACGCGAACCTTTCAGGAAAAGGTACTGGTGGTGGGGGAATGTCAGATACATTTCTCAAGATTGAGGATGGGACAAATTCAGTTAGAGTCCTTCCTCCCAAAGAGGATGACGCAGACTTTTACGCAATGACAAAGTTGCATCGCGTTCCTCAGCAAGACGGTACGGTAAAAAACATTCATTGCCGTCAGGTTCATGGGGAGCAATGCCCTATCTGTAACCTTTATTACTCGCTCTGGAAAGAGCCTACAAAGGATGAAGATCTCGCTCGCCAGATTAAAGGCAGAGATCGTTACTACATGAATGTAGTGGATCGCGAGACAGGTGCTGTGAAGATTCTTTCCGTAGGCATCATCTTGTTTAAGAAAATTATCGCTGCTATGGTAGATCCTGATTACGGGGATATTACCGATGTAGAGGAAGGTCATGATTTCAAAATCGTTAAGATTATGGAAGGGCAATGGCCGAAATATGACCAATCGGCTCCGCGCCCTAAATCCACCCCTGCGGGAAGTGGGAAGGAAGTTTCGGAGTGGATGGATTCTCTTCATGATATCCAGTCTCTTGTGAAACTGGAAGACTATGAAGAGCTTAAGCAGATTGCTGAAAGCATCAACCCCTTTGCAGCGGTTGAAAGGTCTGCTACTGACATCAACCATTCCAGTAAGGAAGTTGGTGATGATGATTACATGGAAAGATTACAATCATGAAAAATACTATTTTAATTGCCGCTATAGCGGTACTTTTCGGAGCGGGTCTGATGTCTTGCTCTATGGTGGAAGGTGCAATGGGGGAGACTGCTGATGTTAGCTCTCTTGGTGGATTCCTCGACACTTTATGGGGATTGCTAAAAGGCTTCCTCCCTAGTCTTGCAGCATGGGAAGGTGGTTGCTCTATTTTTAGCTCTAGAAAAAGGCAGCATTACACTAACATGGTGATGGCTGTTGTGCCCCTTAACAAGAATATGGAATTTGGGGACGCTGTTAAGTCTCTCAGTTCTGGTCTTGGAATTGCTCACTCTTCAGATGCCACTAAGGCTGTTAATGATGATGAGGTTGCTAAGGCTAAAGTAGACGCTGCAAAACCTGCAAAAAAAGCGTAAGAATTAAAAAATGGGACCTATAATATGAGGAGCCTAACGGCTCCTCATATTTTTTATACAATGGATAAGTTAAAGATACTTTGTTGCCCTGCTAATGATGGTGGGTGTAGCTATTATAGAGCGTGGGCTCCTTTTGCCAAATTAGCTGAAAAGTTTCCTGATTTTATCGAACTCCGATATAATAAGAACCCTTTAGGCATTGTAACGGAAGGAGAGAAGGCAGGATCCTGGGAAGAGGATTGGGCTTTTGAAGATATGCATTGGGCTGATATAGTTATGACTCAAAATATCTGTAATTTCGGAGGTCCGTATACTGCTAGAATTGTGGGTAAGGCAAAAGAGTTTGGTAAGTTTGTCCACTTTGATACTGATGATCTCCTAACAGACCTTTATGAAGGCCATAGACTTAAGAAAGTATATGAAGAAAAGGGGTTAGCAGATGTGACGAAATTCATCTACGCCAATTCGAATCTTGTTACGGTGACTCAAAGAAAGTTTGCCGCTAGGATTAAAGAATATTGTGGAGGGGTTTTGGCAGTAGTTAAGAATGCTATTGATTATAAGTTAGAGGGGTGGAATTACCCAAAAGTTCCAGCGCGAACGAAAAGATTGGTTCGGGTTGGGTGGGCAGGAGGCATTCATCACGAAGAGGATGTTAAGGAGTTCTCAGGTATTCCACACATGGTTAATCAGAGAGTGGGTAGAGAGAATGTTGAGTGGCATTTCTTTGGAAAACCTCCAATCGATAACGATAACGATAAATGGCAGCATGATGTTTGGGATAACTACCAAAGGATACTCCTTAAGGGGTTCAGAGGTGCTAAAAACTGGCATGTTCACCCTGCCCTCCCTACGGATCGTTATGGCGCAATCTTTGCTAACATTGATATTGCTATAGCCCCTCTCCAAATGAATGCTTTTAATGATTCTAAGTCGGAGATTAAGGTTGCAGAGTGTGGACGGTATTCGGTTCCTTTAGTGGCTTCAAATGTTGGGTGTTATGACGAAACCATACAGGATGGGAAGACAGGTTATTTAATTAGTCCTGACGCTCCTAAAGGGGAGTGGGTTAAGATTTTAACCAAGCTGGTTAAAAACCGTAATCTTAGGGAAAAAATAGGTGATAACTTACATGAGATCACTGAGGAGTATTTTGATTTGAATAAAGTCGTTGACCAAAGGCTAGCCTTATACAGGGACACCTTCAATCTTCTAGGTAGAAAGGATCTACTAGAGAAACTAGAGGGGATACCCGTGTGATTTACCAGTGCTACCCTAAAAAGGAACATCAAAGTAAGCTTTTTACGGAAGAGCCTTATAAAGGTTTTGGTTTGGAGTTTCCTGTTAATAAAAGAATAGCAAAAAATTGCCCTGAGCTTGAAACAATGACCAACAGGTTACAGCTAACCGAGTACGCTTGCTTTCTGTGGCACTGGCGTAACCCTAGTTATGATACAGATTCTTGGTTTGGGACAACTTCATACAGGCAATTAGAAAAATTCCCTCATATATTTAAAAGCAAGAAAGAGATAGAAGAGTTGCTTGTGGATACTCCTATTCTCGCATGGGGTGAGTACCGTCTGATTGCTGGAACAAGAGATCCCTCCCCTGACTTTTTAGCTTCTTTAAATGTCGCCGCATCTGATGTTCCTGAAGGCTCACTCCTTGCTAGGGAAGCAACACTAAGGGAACAATGTGATATTTGTCATCATGGCTTAAACGAATACATAGAATTTATGCTTCCTAAATTTGGTCACTCTGTCCCTGACGGGTGGTATAAAGAGTGTACTGGGTTCTTTGCTAACTATTGGGTCATGAATAAAGATCTGTTTAATGATTTTATGGAGTTCTCTTGGCCTATGGTTAAGTGGAGTTTGGATAATATCCATATAACACACTATTACCATATCCAGCAGAACTACGGTACAGTAAGTAACGCTAAGGCTACAGGGTACTTCATGGAGAGGCTGTTCATGCTTTGGTATTTAATCCGAGGCCTTAAGCCCCATAATCCCTCCAATCCTGAAGACCTTTTTAATAATTTAGGGCGAGCGCGGGATCCAAAAAAGATAGAGACAGCTAATAAAGTAAAATGAGCAGTATCGTATTATCTACAGTAGTAACCAAGAATCACTTAAGGGAGTTTCTCTTTCTGAAATTTTCAGCGGAACATTTTCACCAGTGTTCTTGGTATGTTTATTGTGATTCCTTTTGTTATAATTACTTAAAGGATCTACCTAACCTTACTTTATTTGAAGCGGAGATTTCAGACGGTAAAGTGTTTGGTACTCCCGAGGAAAAGGAGAGCTTTTTTCAGACTATACTCACTAAGTTTGATGCGTGTGAGAAAGCTTTGGCTGAGAACGACTATGTTCTTTTCGTTGATAGTGATATAGTATTTACCAATGCTGTATGTTCGCTTTTTGATGAATTTATTGAGTCAGATTTGGACATCGTTGCCTCTCCCCACTACCAACTCAATCCGCAAGTTGATGAAGATTGGGGCGTTTTTAATGTCGGTTTTATCCTAATTAAAAGTCTCGAAATATTGAATCGTTGGAAAGAGGTAACATTAACTAAGGAGTATTTATTCGAGCAAAAGCCTCTAGAGGTAGCCATGTCTCAGGGGGAGGTTAGCTGGGATACTTTCCCTATTACCTATAACATGGGATGGTGGAGATTTAATAATCCGAAAACACAACACAGGTTTGAGTCCATGGACTCTCAGCGAGGGAAGCTATCCTTAGCAGGTATTCCTATTGTGAGCTTCCACACACATCTATTTAACCTAGATGCTCACCCTCAATGTAATCAGCTAAGTAACTTTCTGTTACTCGCCTTTAGTTCTATCCCCACCTATAATAAGTTTATTGAAAGGTATCATGAAATAAAGGAGTTAGATATATGATTCGATTACTTCCACAAATATTAGAGCATTTAAATACTACTATAAAAGGCTGCATCCACATTGGAGCGCACTGGGGACAGGAGTATCCTGTATACAAGCATTTAGGTATTAATAATATGATCTTCTATGAACCTTTAGAAAATAATTATCGGGGTCTTCTAGATCATGTTGGTGAAGAAGTAGATGTAAGGCAGAAGGCTTTGGGTAACAAGGAAGGTCATGTGGACATGTTCGTTGAACAAGCCAATCAGGGTATGTCTAGCTCTGTTCTAGAGCCTCAACATCACCTAAAGCAATATCCCCATATACTATTTCCTATTAAGGAAACAGTTCCTATAACAAAGCTGGACTCAGAGGATTTTGATAGGGAATCGTTCAATTTTATTAATATTGATGTTCAGGGGTATGAGTTAGAGGTATTTAAAGGTGCAACTAAAACGCTAGAATCAATTGATCTTATCTTTTCTGAAATAAACCAAAAGGAAATGTATAAAGACTGTGCTTTAGTAGAGACCTTAGATTCTTACTTAGAAGATTTTGGATTCTCTAGGGTCATTACTCATTGGGAAGGTGTAGATGAGGCTACGGGAGAGCAGACTTGGGGTAATGGTGTTTACTTTAAAAATAGATCGTAATGGATTATCAACAAGAGATTAATAACTTATTTGCTCCTTTAAACGAGCCTTCTGCAGTCTACCCTCCTTACCCTCCTTACCATGTGGGGCCTTATTTAGAAGAACGATTTGTCCATCTAGGTAAGGTTCCTGTACACCGTAGAATGTTAGGAGGTCTTCCTAGGCATACATATCTTATTCCTGTGTTTTGGACTAATGTTTACAAAGAAAATAAGAATCAAGAATTACAGGCTGCTTTAGATAAGCTTGATCCTGATATGGATTATTATTGTGTGTGTACACATGACGATGCCCCCTTAGAGGTTCTTCCAAAAAAGACACAAGTTTTTAGGGTTGGTACTAGACACCAATTAAGGGGGACCATTATCCCTCCCGTCCAGATCCCCTGTACCGCTTCACCTATACCTTTTTATCATAAAAAAGAGAAAGACCTAAAAGCTTCCTTTGTTGGATCATATACTCACCCAATACGAGGCGAAATGGCCCACCATGCACCAAAAGAGTATGTTATCTCTATGCAATCTCAATGGTCTGAAATTGTAACAACAGATCAGTTTTCATTATTTGAAGAGTTGTCAGCGAGATCAAAGTTTGTTTTGTGTCCTAGGGGTTATGCTGCAACAAGTGTTAGGATGTATGAGGCTTTCCAGTATGGTGCTGTTCCTGTATATATAAGTGATGATTTCATTCTCCCATGGAAGGAAGAAATAGATTGGGATAATTTAGTTGTTCAGATAACAGTTGACCAGCTACCAGACTTGGGTGAGATACTTGATTCTTATTCGGAAGAGAAATGGGAAGATATGGTTTCTTATGGTGAGTCTGTGTACCAAAAGTACTTCTTTTTTGATAGTGTAGTAAGCATCATTCAGGACAAGGCATCGCCTGGGTCGTACCCCGCAAAATTTACAAACTCAATCTCTTGCGTTTTCCCTTCTTCTCCTTCTTCTTCTTCTTCGTCTTCAAGGAAAATTTAATGAAAAAGATATTATTTAGCGTAGCAGACTACAAAGACCACCGACAGGGGATCTTTGACAATTATTATTCTCCTAAGAATCAGCAGTATGCGGATAAGTGGGGGTATGAATATCGAGTATATAAAGAGCAGCCCGAATTCAGGGGGAATCCTACTTGGTGGAAGTTCACCCTTCTCCAAAAGATGATAGAGGAAGAGCTTTCAGAGGGAGACATCGTTGTTAATCTAGATGCCGATATGGTTATTGTGGATGGTAGTGAGGATTACTATCAGGGGAAGTCTTGGACATATGCTATTGATAATGGAAATAGTCATTGCATGGGTAACTATGGACTTAAAATCAATGAGTGGTCAACTACCATGATTGAAAAGCTTATGTCTGAGGAGCGATACCAAAAATACAAAGATCACCCTTTCTGGATGGAGTTTAGGGAACAGTGCTCTTGGTACTTTTTAGCTGGAGTTAAACGGCATAGCTGGGTTCCTTTTCCTGATCTAGATAATTATGGATTTCATTCCGAATTGTGGGATGACGATCATTACTCGCTAGAAGAGTTAGAGGAGCATGTGGATATAAAAGGCCCAGAATGGAACACGACACTTCTAGCAGAAGAAGCGATAACCCAGCAAGAAAAAAACTTGCAAGTATACAATATAGTAAAATCTGAAAAGGAAAAGACGAAAATCAGGCATTGGGCTGGAGGGCAAACCTGGAGAACCGACGAGTTCTATACTAAGAACATCTAGGGATTATAAACTATGAAAACTCCTATTTGTTTGATTACCCCCCAATCCCCTTTTCTTTTAGATGAGCGTGTCTTTATGCATATTGGTGTTTTAAAGATAGCCAGCGTATTGAGAGAAGCAGGGCATAGAGTAGATGTACTTGATTTTTCGGGAGTGTCTGAAGAGGATACTAGAGTTATTTTAGGTACTTATATAAGAAATAATCCTGAAGTTACTCGTTTTGGTTTAACTGCTACCACTCCGCAAATACCTTATGGGGCTTTAATAGCTAAGTACATCAAAGAACAGAAAGACGATAGTATATTAATCCTTGGAGGAACTCATGTATCTCTGATGCACTCTGCATATAAGTTAGAGGTTAAATCCAATAAGGTAGGCCGAGCGCATAATGACATTAATAGGTTACAGGATTTGTTTGACATTCTTGTTGCTGGAGATGGAGAGAAGATTATATTTGAAGCATTGAAAACTGATTCTGGTATCCTAGATGCTGATAACCCTAAATCAGATTTCTTTTTAACAAATGATGAGTTTTCAGATTTACCAATGCCAGCGAGAGATCTGCTAGACCTCGACTCGTATCATTACTCTATTGAAGGTAATAAAGCAATAAGTCTTATCGCTCAGTTGGGATGTCCATTTAAGTGTACTTTTTGTGGAGGTAGAAACTCCCCATTCTTAAGAAGGATCAGAAATAGGGGCGTTGAGTCTATTATCTCTGAAGTAGAACATTTATATCTAACTTATGGATATACAGGGTTTATGTTTTATGATGATGAGTTGAATGTAAGCAAATCTTTTAATCAGATGCTGGAAGGTTTAATTAGTTTACAGAAAAAACACGGAGTTACCTTTACTTTTAGGGGGTTTGTTAAAGCGGAACTTCTTACGCAGGAGGATGCTCATTTAATGTATTCTGCTGGTTTTAGGTGGTTATTAACTGGTTTTGAGTCTGGGGATGATAGGGTTTTAATTAATATACA